CCCCTTCACTATTGAAACAGTCTTCAAACATCTCGGTCTTGCTATATACAGTAAGACTTACAAAACCATTTCTAATATCTTTCCCTTTTAATTGATACACAACACCAAACATTTTGTCGTGCTGTACTGTGTTGTCATAAATACAAATAGCGTTTCTAACATCTATATCTTTACTTTTTACATCATTCTCGTCTACATAGATTAGCTCATACTGTTTCCCAAATATAGATATATCTTTTGCTAATTCCATATCTAAATCCGCTATTGTTTGCTTATCATATTCTTCAATAATTTCGTCTATATTCACTTTTTTATCTAAAGATTTATACTTAATAGGAGTACCTAATAAATATCCTGCGTTTATATCTGTAATATATTTTGCGTGATTAACAACTACCTTTTGATTGGTAGAACCCACTACTTTCGTTCTGGATAGTATATCGTGTATTCCTAAATAATAATTTTCTAAAGTATCGTATCTCCCCCTCTTGCTTTCATTCTCTTCAACCGCTCTCTCAATCATCTCTTTTGTTAGATTTGAACCTTTTCCAACTGTAAACATATGACTATTTTATTAAAGTTATATATATATATTACCACTCTTAGATTTTATCGGCAATTATATCAACCCTGCCCTATCCATAAATTGATACTTATCATCTCTATAATACTTTTCTCCTTGAAGGGCTAAGAAACTTGCAAACAAATTATCATCGTGATAACCGTCATCGTGTTCTCTTTTCCCGTTAGCTTTTCTAACATAAGTCTTCATCTGAGCTAATACATACGGTGAATTAATTACTAACCGACCCTCTTCAAACGCTTCTATAAAATCGTCAATCATCAAGTCCCTATTACTACCCATTGTTCGCCAACCGTACTCATTCTTAGGTTTCTTGGTCTTCTTATCCACAGACCTGTTTACAAATAGATTTTTATAACCCTTTTCTTGTAACCTCAATACCGTAGTTAATCCACTTCCGTTTCTCTCAGGAACTAAGAAGGCGTTGTTGTACATTTCCCCTAAACTAGTCAGCAACTCTGCGACTTGGTCGGGTCTAATTGTACTATCTTGAAAGGAAGCAACATTTACTATCTCACTATTATCAGTAAAGTCCCAAACCTCAATAGAAGTATAATCTCCACCAACTCCTTCTGCCGTATCACAACCTACGATATATTTATGGTTACTGATAGGCTCAAGATAAATATTAACCCCCTTAAAAACCCTCAGAGCGTTCACCGTGCTTATTTGTCCAACCTTAAACAAGTCAAACACTCCAACCCTTGATGATAAGAAAGCCTCCTCTGAAATTGTTGGGTATTCCTGCTTAACTAATTCTTTTAGTCGTGTAGCCTTTAGATAATACCAATAAAACTGTTCATCACTTATTTGAAACCTACTTTGAATATCAAGTATCAGGTTATTCCTTTTTGCTAATATTTTATACTCTTCTTTCCATTTATTATTCTCAGGTGTAACTTGAAAGTAGTCATCGTCCCAAGTCCAATTATAAAAGTGAGGAGTAAACTCATTCTTACCGTCTACGGCATCTTGCCAAATATCGTGCGCTCTATTCAACCCGTTCGCTGTTGTTTCTAAAGTTATAACACCGTTCTTTGGAACTGCCTCTAGTGTAGAAGCAAATAGGGCATCTATGTCTTTTACCATAGCAAGTTCCGAAATATGAAGGTCATTTACTGTTCCAGACCTAGTATTCAAATCAACATAATATCTTGAGGAAGTCCTACCAAATTGAAGTTCCCGAACATTGTCGTACTTCACACTATAAAACGCCTTGAAACTCTCAGGTAGATTGTCCCAAGCAAACTTTGCTATTCTGAAAATATCGTTCGTCTTCCCCCTATCGTGTGCAACTGTAACAACAGTCATATTAGGATTAAGTAAAACCTGCTTCAACTTTCTCAACTGTTCTAAGGTTGTAAAACCTATCTGCCTAGCTTTGAGTATATAATCCCTACCCGTTCTTTTCTGTAAATAATCCAACTGTGCCCTTTTAGGGTAGAACAAAACCCTCTTGAAGTTTTTATCTTTTATATAGAAGTTAAGAAGAAGATTTTTGTTCATAGTCTTCTCCATTGTCTTTAACATCTTCGTTAAACTCATCAACTATATCCTTCATTGTAACACTCGCAACCAAACTTTCCGACCTTTCACTAAACTCATCATTTCGTTTTCGTTTTAGATAACTTTCACACGCTTTCCAATCCGTAGAAAACTTATCTATCCACTCCTGTCTTGCCTTTAATACAGGCTTATTTCTCAACCTTTCCAAATCATCAGCTAGTTTTGGGTCTTCTTTTATCCAGCGATAATAAGTATCGTGTGATATATCGGCATAATAACAAGCTTCAAGTATGGTAGCGTCAATAGAGAAAGCCTGTTCTAACTTCCTTATAGCATCTTCTGTCTTTTTAGGTGATATCTGTTCACCGTTAGGGTTATTCTTTGTTGGTCTTGCCATATCTTTTTTTTTAACAAATTATTTCCTCAACCTACACCTCTCTATACTTATATATAATATGCCCTTCCTCATCTAAACCGTGTGGTACTAGGGCGATATACATTTTAGCAGGGTTGTTAGGTGAACGAGGGTTGTCCCAATTATCAGTTGCAATATCTAACCACGACTGGTCTTTAATCCTCGCGTACTTTGAGGCACTTCCTGAGTTCAAAAAATCCGAAGGTTTACCACCTATTAGAAACGCCTTGTCTACTTCTGACATTTTATCTTCTCCATACACATCATTAAAATATACCAACCCCTTTTCCTTCGCTATCCATAATGCCGTACTTGTTTGAGCTTTTAATCTTGATGCGTAACCACTAAAATGTTTAGTAGTACAAACCCCACAACAAGCCGAGCCGTCCCCTAAATGTCTTAGCTCGTTATCGGCACAGTAATACTCCATTCCCATTTCCCTCACCTTTTTACCTATTTTTTTAGCAAGGCTTAGTTTTTTGCTTACAGGCATTTCATAATCAGTAGATGTTTTTCTTCCATACCTTTTGAAGTAATTACAAATATCAAAGCCAATAGCATCGTTCAATTGTCTTCTTGCCTCGGTTGCACCTTCTGAATATATGAAAGTACTCAATTTTAACCACTCTGTAGTCAAAGCGTGCGCACCAAGTTTAGCAACATCTTCAACTGTTTGCTCCCAAGTATCGTCCATAAACAAAGGAATATAAGGTTGCATTCTCACGACCACTCTGTTTGTCTTACTAACCTTTTCTATCAGTCTCAATCTTTCATCAACAGGTGTTCCTGGCTCTAGCTTTGCTACTTTCTCTTGATTACTACAAATCATACTTACCTGTAACACTAAGTTTTTATTACTGCGTATTGCTTCCATATACTCAGGATTATCTACAACCCAACCACCCTTTGTTGAAAGGAGAATAGGGTAATCTGTTTTTGATGCTTCTTTTAATATTTTCAAACTAATCCCTAATTCTTCTTCAATACCTCTTGGGAATGGGTCTGTCATTCCTCCCCAATGGATAGGCATTCTATTATCAATTAGTTTTTTCATTTCCTTGGAGCTCTTTGTAGTAGGCTCTTCTCCCCTTAATACGCTCAATATTTTATCAACATCAACAGTCTTTATATATTCTTTCTTGAAAAAATCTTTACCTCCTGTTTTTTTAGTACTTGCATTAACTAACCTATTGACATAAGTAAAACAATACCTACAACCGTGTGGGCAATTATTATAAGTATCAAACACAAAAGGGAAGGAGCAAAAATAAAACTGGCTATTCTTTCGTAAACCTTCAATATGGTCTTCAGATACTGTCATTTTGTAGTTTTTCTATAAAATTATTTGTCTTTGCTATTGCATCACCATTAGTTGATTTATACAAATCATCAAGTTCTTTATATCTTTTAATATCATTGAACACCAATTTGATAACCGCAATTTCATTCTCCCCCTGCCCCATTCCGACACCTTCTATATCATCATAATCATACAGTTTTTCAAGTTTCAAATCTTCTAATCTAATATCATCAACAGATATTTTAACATCTAAGTCTATATCATTTAGTTCAACCAATTCTAGCAACCGTGCCATTTCATACCTACCGAACTGGGAATTGTCTATAATCGCCATTTCAACTGCTTCGGCATCGTCTTTCGGTGTAGGCAAAGCACAATCAACTT